TGCTGTAGCTGAAACAATATGAGTATGTGCACCTGCTGAGTCTGTAGAACCAGAACCTATATGGCTGTGTTCGACAACTATAGCATCAGCACTGCCACCCTGAGAACCGTCAGGATACAGATTACCAGCACCTACTATCATAAGATCAGGACGAAGGGTCCATGTGCCTCCGAGGTAAGCACTAGGATCACTACCGCCTATCTTTATAGAGCCTACAGGAAAAAACAAATTAAGAATTACACTCTTAACATTAGGATCGAGAAGCTGTGTAATCATAACATCCTGTAATTGATTTGTATGTATAGCGGTTTTATCGTATATGTCACCGATAACACCATCGATAACAAGTTCAGAATATAATGCTGACATGGCTCTCCTCCTATCTCATGTTCATTATTCTTGAAATCCAGTTAATGCCTAACAATTCAAATCTCTTTTCATTACGTGAAAGTAATTTCAGACGAGGAGCTGCGCCTTTACCTGAAATAGCAACACGTATCTTCCAAAGCGAAATATCAGGCATTAGTGACTGGTCTATAGTCCACTGGTTTGTCATATCTATATCGTCCAGATCAACCTCAAGGAATGGAGTTGAATCGACATAGACAATACCATACTCAGGATCGAATTCATCAATTACCTGAGTAACATCATATTTGTAAAACAGTTTACGAGGAGCGCCATCAAGAATGAACTCCATACCGAACTGTAGGTTTCTCTTATCTAAATTATTTACCTGTATCTGAAGCTCACGATAACGCTTTTTAGCCTGAGACTCATCTTCACGATATCCTGTGTCAAGGAACTGATAATTCCTGAAAGTGAAGTATTCTTCGTCAGAGTTATATACTTCACGAAGTGTGCGAGCTACATCTTTAGTATTGAATCCGGAATAATAACCTTCAACACTAAGAAGATAAACAGTAGTATTTGTAGCATCTGCATAAGATTCACCAAATACTACAGCACCGCTATCATCCACATAAGCTACACCACTAGGAATAATAAGTCTGCGTTCTTCAGAAGTAACAGAAGCTTCATCAGGGTCGAAAAGAATAGGTACTGCATTAGGAAGATACTCACCTCTTACAGCCTTCTTATCCCATGTGAATATCTGAATAATACGTCTGGCAGATTTTTGAGTAGGATCATCTACATTGACAGCATCTATAAGTGATGTAGTAGCTAATAGTCCTGTTTCAGTAGCATTATGCTTAAACGGAAATATAATTCTGGCTGATTCAAATACCCACACTTTCCAGGTCCTATCTACGGTATTGTAGATAACATCGAAGTGAAGTAATGCGTCAGAATCATCAAACTTATACAGATACAAATTATGGATATCCTCATAATCGAGGAAGTTGTAATAAGTTATAAGCTCATAATCGCCAAGATAATCGTAAGTCTCACGCAATATATTCTGTACACTAACTGCGAAATTATCGAAGAAACTTGTGATAGGTGTGGTAATAGGAGCTAATGTAAGTTCCCCTGTCTGAGACTGTGCTTTAGGAACCATCATGTAATAATAGTTGCCTGATTTGAAATACAGCATGTTTCTGACAGTCTGAACGAGATGCTTATCCCAAGCATTGATGCTGAGATGAGATTGAAGCACCTCAGTCTTCCAGCTATTACCATCTTCCGCAAGCGTTACAGAATAAAGTTTATTCGTAGTAAACACAACAAGAGAATCCATAAACTCTGTAGCATAGACTATAGGCTCATCGAAGATAGTAATGTTGTTAGGATAAGGGAAATAAGATGGTTCATTATAATCACTAATGAAGAGTATAGTCGGATCCTTAGGTACTCCCCAAAGTACTATACGTCCATTCCAAGCTTCCATTCCTGTAGCTGTTGAAAGGTCATAGACCTCCTGATCAACTGCAGAAGCAGCACCATAGTTCTCAGCATTAAAATCAAAGCCTACAACCATAGCCTTTTCGACAGTATCATAAACAGTAGACGATACGTGACCATCATTATCAACATATGGATAAACTGAAACACGAATCATCATGTCAGCTGCAGGTGGCTGGAATGTACAGGTAAGTTCAGTAGTCTGGTCTATAACTTCAGTAGTTCGCTGTACGAGCGTCCAATCTGCTGAAGTAGTTTCACGCCATTCCCATACGACATCATACTTAGACTTAGTAGGAATCGTATAGTCTACATTAAAGTAAGCTCTGAATCTGACATACTGATTCTTCTTAGGAGTCATCATAAGCTTATTAGAAGATGGATCATAAGGAAGAATACCTTCAAACTCGAATACAGAGGCAGTATACTGGTCCTCAAACTGATAAGCTCCTTCACCAGCCAGCATATTGTAACCATAAGTCACAGCCTCAGATACTCTAAGCCTCTTAGGTTCAACAGCCCTATACTGATACCTCTTAGGAATAGCTTCATCATCGAAGTAAGTCTGATAAAGTTTAGCAGTACCAAGCTCATCTTCTCCAAAGAAATAATAGCTGTTACCAAAAGCAAACGTACCTACTGGAAATTCAGTACGCCGCACAGGATCAACAGCTAATGGAATATTATGTATAACAGGTAGGTCAGAGGTGTAATAATAAGCCTTAGCTATATTACTATAAGCACTGCTGGAATACCTGATATCATATGAATAATCATCTGTAACATCGACAGTAGAAAAACGAGATGCTCTTTCTGAAGTGACAAAGATGAGGGGTCCTTTAGTCTCAAAGTCACCATCAAGCATACCGAGAACTATTTGATAGTAAACTCTACCATTCTCCACACACTCCTTAACATCCTTAATAGCAAGGCTGTCACTGAGTAAAGGAGAACCTTCCTCTATCTCATAATCCATATCAGGAAATATAAGCTGATATGGTCTGATGCCTGGACGTGGAATAAGCGCTCCGTTATCTTTTTCATACGTAAAGTTGACAAGGGATTTCACATAACCCTCGTCAACAAAACCATTCGTACTCATCATTCCGTGACTGAAGTCAGTCTCCAGAACTGCTCTGCGCTGATTACGAGTATATTGTTTGTACGGAGCAGATTTAGCCATAACTACCTCCACATACAGTCACAGAACGGAAGAAACTCATAAGGGAAGTCCTTAATAGGGACACTTCCTGAACTGTCTGACTGGAATATCTCAGGAACTTCATCTATATAATCACGAGTCATATAGAACAAAGCTTCTTCATATTTTCCAGCATATTCTTCATCATAGACGGTGCCCTCTTCATCCATAGTATAAAACTTATGAGCAGCACCAAGAGCAACTACAGATCTGACATATCTATCAGGAAAGTAATCATAAACAGCTGTATCAGCATCCAGAGATGTTACATCCAGCTCTGAAAATGAAGGATACGTTGAATTAAGCCTGCTATTGATATCATCAATAACGGCATCATAAAACGAAATCAGCTTCTGATACACAAGCTGTTCACCTGCAAGATATGTATTTGTAAGCTTTACTATGTCTTTGATTTTCATAGCAGTAGCCTTTCTTTATAGGGAGCCTAAATTAATAGGCTCCCTCTCTGTTTACATTAAGCTTCGAAAGCCGTATCAAGATCCTCTGATGTAGCTGAACCAAGCGCATAAGCACCATCAGCAGCACTCCAGGATGCAAACGCATAACTGATAGTTCCGCTTGTATTCGTAACGGTTACAGGTACAAAACCTTCATCGATGAACTTAAGGAATTCTCTTGGTGTAAAATCTGCAGGATCTTCTACGAAAAGAACTCTACCAGTGTTGAATCCTTTCTTACCTTCTGTAAATCCCTGATTTGTATATGGATAAGCCATGATTATTACCTCCTTGTATAAACACAAGGGTGAGCATTAAGCCCACCCTTTTCCGATTAGAACAAATTAAGTTCTCCAGGCGAAGCTTCGAAGTTTTTCTGAACATCTCCAAGTCTGTTCTTCTTCTGAATCAGCTGATCCTGTCTGAAGATACGTACCTGAATCTCTTCAGCGAACGATGCTGGAACCTCGTAAGTCTTACCATCACACGGAACAGCAACTGAAATGCCGTTCAGAGTAACAGTCATAACTCTGCCGAAATAAGGTCTGTAAAGCGGAGAAACCTGAACAGGAACTTTCTTCTGGGCCTTGAAGGTCTTAGCAAGTGCCTTTCTTTCTCTTTCGCTTTCTGCTACAGCCTTATCAGATTCCTTAGCAATAGCAACTTCAGATATAACTTCATCCTTCTTCTTTGTAGCCATGTTTAAACCTCCAACTAGATCAGGTTAGCTGCTGCAGGTACGCACATGTAGTCTACGATAGCTTCAAGTCTTGTTGAACCGAAGCCTACAGAATTGATCTTGAATCCGATGGACTGTCTCTGATCGATTGGGTCAAGAACGCCAGCAGATCCCTTTGGCTTAGTGTACATTCTTGCATTACCTTCGCCAGTAAGACCTGTTCTTGTCAGAGCATCCTTACCTACGATGAGGATGTGATGTACATTCATCTCATTCCATCCTGTAGAACCATCTGTGTGCTTATACTCAGCAATGTTCCATGTTTCCATATCCGGAATGTATGAAGCTTCCTGATGTGTACGTGAGTCAAGAACGTAACCGCCCTCTTTCTTGTAAACCTTTTCGCCAGTACCAGCCTGAGCATCAAGGAATGAATCCTCGGTGATGGTAGCGTATACGTAGTGAGTCTCACCTGATACGTACTCACTGTCACCGCTTACAGCCTCTCTGTAGATTCTCTTGCACTTCTTAACAGCACCACCTACAACCTTCTCGAACGAACCATCTGCAGGACATACAAGAGTCTCTTCAAATTCCATTCCGAACAGTGGGAACAGAACTGAACCATCGTAAGCATCCTTTGTAGTCTGGTTGATCCTCATGAACTTCTCAACAGTCGGATCCTCGATCATGTCATAAGTCCACTCTGGGCTGACGATAACTTTATACTTACCGTTAGCTCTAGGCTTTACAAGCTGTCTCTTCAGTGAGAGAACGATGAGTCTGAGGTCTGTCATGTTTGGCTTTGAACCATCGACAGTCAGCGACTCAAACAGGTTAGTACCAGAAACATTTCTGCCCATGCCAGCATAGAACTTCTGAGCCTTTGAGAACAGCTCTTCTCTAGCAAGCATATCGAGAGTCTCAATAGCTACGATTGAGTACTCAGCAGAGTAGTGAGCGATTACAGGGTCTACTACCTGGAAGTCAACCTTATCAGTGAACTCCATGTAACGACCGTACTGATGTGCTTCGAGTTCGTACTTCTCTACTGAACCCTTATCTGATTTAGGCGGAATACCTTCCTCAAGAGGTACAGTATGAGCCTGGAGCGGTGCCCATCTGCGAACTACAAGCTTATCAGCTTTATTCTGGATCGGTGCGACATCAGCAAGCTTGTAATACTTGTACTGGTCTGCACCCATTCTGATTGTGTCGAGCAGCTGCTTACTATAGAAAACCTCAGGGTTAGTAAGGTTCTTAGTATTGTTGGCAAGCTGGACAAGAGTATTAATGTCTGCGGTTGGCGCAAGTGCATTAAGGGATACCATAGTTAGTCACCATTACCTTTCTACATTTGCTTCTACAGATCCATATTCGCAAAGAGATCGTCGAGTTCCTTGACTGAAGTGACCTTTGCTTCTTCTTTGTCACTAGGGGAATTCCCAACACTTGAAGGAGCCTGTTCGTCTACTTTCTTCTTACGCTCACCTTCCTTTGCAAGAGCTTCTTCTACTGCAGCTTTCACCATATCCTTATAGTGAAGCTTCAAGTACTCTGCCTGCAAATCAACATTGGTATCCAACAGCGGATTCTTACCTATGCTGATAAGGTGATTTGTGAACTCATCAACCTCTTCTTTCGAGAGATTATGCTCGTCGATCAGATCTGTAAAAGCTTCAGTTACTTGTTTCTCTAGCTTAATCTGATCATTCTCCTGAATCAGACTCTCAGCTCTCTCAAGCCTCTTAAGAATATCCACAGGAATATTCTGTTCTTTAGACTGCTTCTCAAGAAGTGCTTCATTAACTTTCTCAAGAATCTCGTCAGTATTAGTATTGTCATCAAATCCGACAAGCCTGCCGACCTTCCTGATAAAGTCATTCTGCTTCTTGATCTGAAGTCTCTGCTCTGCGAAAGCATGATTCTGTCTGGACTGCTGCTTATCCTCAGCAGGCGGTGTCTTAGTCTGCGAATCGGACTCGTCCTGTGATTCGTCTTGCGCCTGCTCAGTAGTTTCATCAGCTGTCTCTTCAGGATTAGTTTCGTCCTCTGCATTTTCTTCGGTTTCTTCATCCGGGGTTTCAGGGGCCTGTTCTTCAGGTGCTTCTTCCTCAGATGCAAAAAGCGATTCAAATTCAGAAACGATCTGTTCGTTTGTCATATCTGACATATAAATCTACTCCTTTCGAATTCAGGGCCAGAGAGCGTAACTGACCACTAATACTCTGCAAAATGGTGCAGGACCAAAATAGACGTAGAGATTTCTCCCTACGTCTACATTATATACAACATATTGTGGTTAGTCAATAAAATGACCACAAGATATTGTGTCTACAGCTTATCCTGCCTTACGCATAGAAGCATGACATTCAGGACAGTTGCGGTACTGAGAAACCTTATTTTCAGGTATCTCACATCCACAACGACTGCATCTGTAAACTTTCTTGACTTCGCTGTGAAGCCAGACTCCGGTCAGCGGCTTGATAATAGTATAGTCACTAAACATTACATCATTCCTCCCATACCACCCATAGGGTTGGCTGGAGGATTCTGCATATCTATCTGCTGCTGGAACGGTGTCTGCTCACCGGCTCTCATAGCCTGTAACCCATCAGCTGCCATTGCAAGTGCGTCTTCTGGAAGATCACCACGGTCAAGCATAGCAGCGTATTCAGCAATAACGTTCTGAGCTTCGATATAAGCGTTGAGATTACTTTGGATTCCCATACGCTTAAGCATCTGCTCCTTATACGGTACATCCTGACAGCGGATCCATTCTTCTGGAGTGATGACATCGACCTGGAGTCCCTGACTCTGGTACTGCATCTGCTTCTCCATCATGTTGTTAGCCCAAGCCTGTACTCTCTGCTTGTTCTTAGGCAGTTCGCTGCTTATCTGAATAATATATTCGAACACAGCATCAGGATCCATCTCATCAGCAGGAATAGTGATAGTCTTGTAAACCACCTTCTCAGGAGTAGAAAGCTTATCATCTACAACAACATACTTTCTATCAGGCGAGAACTCAGCCATAGTTCTGACTGTAAGCTCTGTCAGTCTCTTTGTGTAGTTCTCGTAGTTCATTATCTTAGGTGTATCGATAAGAGTAACTCGGTTGAGCATCTCTTCAGTACCGCCTGTAGTGATAATGGAGCCTGTATCACGTCCTGTGTATTTGTCATCAACACCAGACATGGCCTTAATATTTGATCCCATTATGCCCTGCATATTAGGAAGTACTGAACTTACGTCAGGGAACTGATGATAGTGGACAGCCTTACTCGCATCTCCGTTAACAACGAAGGTACGGTCCGCTTCATTTCCGTGTTTGACGAAAGCAGCTATATTAAGACCACTCTGTGTGCTAATGAACTTAGGAGGACGTTGGTTTTTATAAACTGATGTATACGCTATAGAATCCATCAGATTATAAACAAGATTGTTAGCAAATATCTTTGCAGGTTCGCTAGCACCTATAAGTGAACTGCCTGGAAGATTACAGTATAGTTCCGCAAACGGGAACATACTTGGCTTAATATTCTTCTTGTAGTATAGGAGCACTTCATTATCTATGGTGTGATACTCGTTGATCCTGCCCTTATCATCCTTTACCCAATGGATGAAGAGGTTATATTCTTTACCGCTGTCGCCTACTGCAGGCTTTCCGTTATAATCAGGAACATTTTCCGTAGAAGCACCACGCATCTTCTCGATAACTTCTCTCTGGAAGACTTCACGATATCTAGGCTGCTCAAGGAACCAGTTCTTATCATAGCTCTGATAAACCATAACATAAGCTGCAGTATCAAGACTCTCAGCATTTGGGTCACGCATATAATGTATTGGATCGACATTCTTATACCCGATGTTCTTCTTAGTCTCATTCCAAACGACCTGCGTGACCCCTAAGTTCAACAGTGAAGCTCTCTCACCTGCCAGGAACTGATAATAGCCTACACTGTTTTTATCCCAGTCATGCTCAATGGCAACATTGAGTCTTTCACAGAATTCGACATCTTCTTCACAGGTAGGAACCAGCTGTGCTGATTTTGAAACTGTGTAGATAGATGCCAGAATATTGTAGTGTACAAAACTGACGAAGTTCGTATCAGGAAGAAGCTGATACGGCGGAAACTTGGCATGACAAGCTTTCCACAACTCACCTTTATCGGTAGCATCAAGCAGACGCATACGCTTATGCTCTTTGCCATAGTACTGTTTACAGTACTCGAAGTTGTGCTTCAGTTTTCCGAGGAGCTTCTCCTCTTCAAACTGGACAGTTACTTTTTCCTTATCCATTTGTATTCTCCTCATCACCGAGCATTATGGCATTAACGTTCCTAAGGACTTCATCAAGAGTAGCCTGAACGTCTTCACTCTTAGGATCTCCGTCCTTATTGTACAGGTCTTCCAGAAGTGCCCGGTCCTCCTGAGAGAACTCCTGCTTCGTTGTAATGTTTATCTTTATGGTGCACCCTTCTGCAAGTGCATAAATAATACAGAAAAGCACACATATCACTAATACTGCGTCTACCATTACGTCCTCCTACATCCACATATTGTATTCAACAATATCGTAAGGTGTTTCATCCATAGGCTTCCATTCCGGTTCTTCGTCTGCCAAAGCCCAGTATGCTGCCTGTCTTTCATCTTCAGCCTGCTGCTGTGTAAGATCCAGTCCGTTCTTACCATAAACTCCATAGAGAAGCTTCTCTGGCGATGCAGGCAGTTCCATAGTTATCCACTCTAAAGCGTTGATCCCATGATTATTCTTATCAACGGGCTTTCCTGTGAATCCGCTATTAAGCGATTCATCAGGCTTGAACTTATACTCTTCGAGTTCCTTAATAAGTCCCTTGCACTTACGCATGATCTTGATTTTTCCTGACTCAAAATACGTATTAAGTCTGAATATGCGTGCATCAACGTTAACAAATCCAGGTATAAAAGATATTCCATAGTCAAGGAAGTGGTCAGCGAGAGAACGCTTGTCATAGTCTCGTTTTGGCCCTGACTTAGGGTCGATAATTGGCGGGCAGATCCATCCTCCGACAGGGATATCCTTGGTAAAGGTATGGAATCTCGCAGCCAGCGTTTCGACGTTGTTATCATTAGATCTGTCTTCGTCATATATGTAAAGAATTCCTTTCTCTATGTCCACAGCACCAGCTATAAATACCGCATCATCCGATAATCCGTAGTCAAACGCCACAATTCTGCGCCAATTTGACGGAATCGGGAAATCGTCCACGACAGAAGCGGTACTTTTAGGGTAAACTCGCCCTTCTGCGTAGAGGAATGAGCCATATAAGTAGCGGTTTACCCACCACATCGGCTTATTCTTCGCATTATTCTCAATAAAATTCTCAGGAAGAAATTCATTTGCGCTTGTTGAAGTGACGTGAGTACTGATAGCCTGGTCTGCCATGTCTGGATCGACCTCATACCAGTCCACTATCTCACCGTGTTTCTGTATATCAGAGCTGACGAGCAGTACATCTGACTTTATCCAGCCAGCATCAGGGTTCGATTCTATGATTCCCTTCTGCCAGTTGTGCTCTGTTACAGGTATGCGTACCCCGTTTTTCGCCTCTTTGTACACGATTTCTCCATTTTCATCTCGCAGAGGCACAGTAGCAGCCATATTTCTGAGTCGAGTCTTGAGCTGGACAAATGACTGCTGCTTAACTTCAGATGCCTCCACGATCAGAAAGGAAGTTAAGTTATATGACCTCAGCTTATCAGGGTCGTCGTAAGGGCGGTACATAATCCTGTGGTCATTTATGAGGTCGATATAACTTTTTTGTGTGTTTATTCGCTTCACAAATGCTTCAGGCAGGTCTGCTTCTATCTCACGCTTTATAGTCTGCTCATACTGAGAAGCTACGTTAGCTCCGATAAGCGACGTCCCGTGAGGCGTTATGAAGAGGTGCTTATAGATTTCCTCACGGGAAGTCAAAGTCTTACCTGAACCATAACCTCCGAAGTTGCCTACGAAGGTGTGCGGGTCCTTATGGAAAGCGTACTGATGCGATTGCGGTACGTAAGTATTCAGATATGTATTACATGCGGGATTCGAGCATTCCTTCCAGAACTCTGACGGTCCGCCGTTCATAGCTTTGGCAGGAACCCACTTAGATCCGCATCTAGGACAGTTATCAAGCATACTCTATAGGTAAATTGTAGTACGTGCAGACCTTATGCTCTATCCTGCAGCCGGGATAATTCTCCCAGCCTTTGGCAAAGAGCACGACATCTGCGTAACTCATAAGTGATATTGACTCGCCAAGCAGCTCTACTTCAGGCTTACCAAGCATATCCTGCATGGTCATCTGGTCCGGTTTACCCTTATACTGATTTATAAGCTGGACATCCATATCAGGATATTTCTTCTTGTAGCGCTTATAAAGCTCTTTCTGCTTAGCTTTGATTTCTTCATCTTCAAGCCCACGCATAGGCAGGCTTATGAACAACAGAACCTTCATGAATTAAGAACCCCCGATCTCTCAGCTACATAAGCTTTAGCTTTATCCTCATACTCCTTAAGAGCTTCCTCAAAGGTCATACCCTTCTTCTCAGCTGACTGAATGATCATATCTTCAGCATAGATAAGTGCAGCATCTGAAAGCTCAAATCCTGCTTCTGAAGGGTCGTCAGGAAAACATCTTAAGCAGAGCTGGTCACAGGCTCCACCGACATACTCAAAGAGGCCATTTATATCAGCCTTATTTGTGAGTGAGTCCTTGACCTGAAGTGTCAGGTTTTCCAGGATACAAAAAATGATGGCAGTTATATTCTCATAAGTAGCCTGTCCATCATCAGCATCCTCGAAGCTGAGGTTAGTAATTCTGTCTTTGTCTGTGTCGATAATAATTCTCATAGTACCTCCGATCTGAAAGGAGCTGGGCTGAGTCAAATAGCGGAGACAATAGAACCCAGCCCTAATAGACAATGTGAGATATCTCCAATCGAATTGTACTATATATTGTGGCAAGTTTCAATAGGAACTACTATATGTAGTATTTTTAACCCCACCCCCCGTAAGTTGATCTACGGAGTGCGGGACATTTAAAATTTAAGGGTGAAATTTAAAATGAAAAGTGAAAACTCAAATGGAAACTTAAAAATTCAGGAAGGAATTTTAAATTTGGAAAATCTTTTGTTGATTTATTAAAGAAGCAAACACAAACGTAGGCAATCGAAACTATATTATATATCCATACTATAGCGCCCTCATGCGCAATTTTAAACCCGACCCCCATGTTATATATGTCGTATATACATATACACGTCACCGCGCCGTGATGTATTGCATCTAATTGCATGGCGCCAGTCTGCATACGTGTACGTGTGTGCGCTACTGTCATATAAGGTAGCCACTCGCATACGCTCGTGCCATTTGTATGCTATGTGTAAACACATAGTAGTGTGACACTGAACGTTAACGTCACACATTGTAGGTAGCCTCTTGATGGTACAAGTACCATCTGCGAGCCTATTTTATAATTACAATGAATAAAAGCCTCCTCGATATCTTAACACGCTCTAAGTGCTTATGCCTTAGGTTGTTATCATTTGTTACTGTATGGCTGAAGACATAATCACTAAGAGCGTGTAACAGCTATCGAGTCGCGGGTTTGTCGCTATGCGTTTTTACTCATCACATTTCGCTTCGCTTTACCATCAAAGATGCTAAAGCATATGGCAAAATGTTAGATTGTATCGCTTTCCGTACAATATCCTTTCTGTCCAAAAAATTGCCCTAGTTTACACATTATGTCAACTCTTTCCCCCTATTATTTTTTATATAAGGAGTTTTTAATATAAAAAGTATACATATATAGTAAACTATAGTTGACATAATATGTAAACTTTTCGGCATTTTTTGAAAATTCTCGCAAAACCGCTTCTGAAGCTCATCTATTGTCCTATTTTCTCCTCATATCATAGTTTCGTTTCTATATGTCATTTTGTTAGATTATTATGGAAATCACGGCGCCCGTCTCTCGCTTTATCATCGTGATCGCAACTACGACTAAACTGTCTGTAAGTTCCCCATACGGTACACTTCCATCCAGTAAGTCTTCGTAAGCGATTACTCGATAAAGCTCCGCCTAAG